GGTTCAGTATATATTCTTCACCCTTATAATTATACTTCATCTGGATGGCATGGCTCTTGATCGTAATACCACGCTCACGCTCTAAATCCATGTCGTCAAGGACTTGAGCTTGCATGTCTTTACCTTCTACTGTCTTGGTATACTCAAGCAAACGGTCTGCCAAGGTACTTTTCCCATGGTCAATATGAGCAATAATACAGAAATTGCGGATATTCTTCATCTGCTAAATTTATTTTTAGGTACGCGAAGATAGGAAATTTAGCCTAAATACTATACTTTTGGCATACCATTTGTTGTTAATAGTATATGACAATACAAGAAATAAATAAAGCATACAACCGAATTATCGGTTCATTAGACGAAAAGGAGCTAAAGAATGCGTTCGATTTTCTCCAAGGTTTAATAGCGGGAATACGTGAGTACTCATTCCAAGACAGGTTGAACGAGCTACAAGATACTTATAAATATATGTTGCGATACCGGATCGAGGGGGCTAAAGATCCGATGCAAGACCAAATATACAACAACTTGATCGCATCCAGCTATGAGTTCGCGGATATAGTGAAGCACAAGGCCTTATCGGTAGATTCGCCTCTCTCCTATTATAGCCGTAGGCGAATGATGCAAAAGGAGCTTACCAACTATGACCAGCTCCATAAGGTTTTGAGAAACGCCTCTTTGGTGAAGATAGAGACTCCGACCGGAACCATTACGGAGCAGCAGCAAATCGAATCCGCCACGATCCTATTATTCAATAAGATCTGGACCTCGAATCCTCTCAATAAGGAAGAAATAGCCTCCATCAGGAACCTATTGAATGACCAAGAGTTGCCTTTTATCATCGGTAGCCAAATCGTATCAGCATTAATGCTGGGGTTGCAAGCCGCTTTCGATAAGGAGAAACTGCTATTATTATTCGATGCGGCCAATCTCCAAGAAGATGAGATTCGTTACCGCGCGTTGATCGGGATTCTCCTGACACTCTATACCTATAGAAAACGTACGGCGTTATATCCGCAGATAGCGGATCGACTAGCGGCTTTATCCGAGGGATTTCCTAATTTCACGAAAGCGATCCGAACGATTACCCTTCGTTTTATCCTAGCCCGTGAGACAGAGAAGATCACCCGTAAGCTACAAGACGAGATCATTCCGGAGATGATCAAGCTAGGCCCTAAAATCAGTCAAAAGATAAACTTAAAGGATATCAATCCGGAACTTCTCGGAAACGAGATGAATCCGGAGTGGCAGAATATGTTATCGAACAGTTCCTTAGGGAAGAAAATGGAGGAGTTCAGCGAGCTGCAACAAGAAGGTGCGGACGTAATGCACTCTACTTTCGTGCACCTAAAGCATTTCCCCTTTTTCCGGGAATTGGGTAACTGGTTCATACCATTCACGACCGAGCATTCCGCTTTTGGCAATCAGTTGAGCAAGAATCAAACGGAAAAGGATATGCTAGATTCCATGACTCTTGCGGCATTCATGTGTAATTCCGATAAATATTCCTTATATTTCAGTATGATGCAATTGCCGGATCAAGCCCGTCAAATGATGATGGGACAATTTGGTAGCCAAGCCTCCGAGATGATTCAGCAAACGAAGGAGGAATTGATCAGTAAACGGGGAAAACTGGAAATCATATCCGGACAGTACATACAGGACTTGTATCGTTTCTTCAAACTTTATCCGGGACATCTGGATTTTGATGACATATTTACATCTGCGCTAGACTTTCATAACCTGCCAATTTTGCAGCCTTACGTCAGTGATGAGGAAAGTTTGACAACTATAGCGGAGTATTATCTCCGGAAGAATTACTTCCTCGACGCGCTCACGATCTACAATCGCTTATCCGACGCAAATCAAGAAAGTGATATCTTATTCCAGAAAATCGGTTACTGCAAACAAATGAATGGCGATATACAAGGCGCCTTGGAGGCTTATTTACATGCGGATCTTATCAATCCAGACAGTAAATGGGTTATTCGCCGGATCGCCGGTTGTTACCGTACCTTAAAGCAACCGGAAGAAGCGTTGAAATACTATCATCGTTACGAGGCTTTCAATCCGGATGATTTATCGATCCAAATATGTATCGGCCACTGCCATCTTGAACTCAAGAATTATAATGAGGCGCTGAAATATTATTTCAAGGTAGATTATCTGGACAATAAAAGTACGAAGGCTTGGCGTCCAATAGCTTGGTGTTCTTTCTTGACCGGTAAATACGATCAGGCCCGTAATTATTACAAAAAGATCATGGATAATCAACCCAACACCCAAGATTTCTTGAATGCGGGACATACGGAATGGGCATTACAGAATATCAAGGGAGCGCTTGCTTTTTATAAAAAAGCCGTGGAGAAAGAGTCCGGTGATTTCTCGAAGTTCCAAGAGCAGTTCAATCAAGATATTCCCGATCTTCTTGTAGCGGGAATCGAGGAGGCGGAAGTGCCGTTGATGATGGATCAACTCCGGTATTCCTTGAGCGATATATTCTAACTAGTCATCCAACAATTTGAGAAGACAAAAAGAAATATCGTATGAAAGAGATGATATTAGAGACAAAGCGACTCCTATTAAGGGAATTAAAACAAGATGATTTTAATAATATCTGTAAGCTTTTACAAGATCCGATTGTAATGTACGCTTACGAGGGAGCGTTCAGTAAAAAAGAGGTACAAGAATGGCTTGATAAGCAATTAAGGAGGTATCAAAACGATGGTTTTGGTTTATGGGGGATGATAGAGAAAGACAGCGGAGAGCTTATCGGTCAATGTGGTCTCACCTATCAAGAATTCAATGGTCAACAGGTTCCGGAGATCGGTTATTTGCTTAGGGCGGAATACTGGCATAAAGGTTATGCTACCGAAGCCGCCATAGCTTGTAAGGAATACGCCTTCAATATCCTTAACTTCGACAAAGTATACTCCATCATACGGGACACAAATATCCCCTCTCAAAAAGTAGCACTAAGAAACGATATGAGGGAAATCGCAAATTTCATAAAACATTATCGCAATATCGATATGCTTCATTTAGTATTCTGCGTGAATAAGTTATAGTTATCAAGCGGAAAGACTGGGATTCGAACCCAGGGAGCGGTTACCCGCTCACCGCATTTCGAGTGCGGATAATACAATTTGATTATCAATTTGTTACAACAGATACTGTAAATACATAGTAAAAACGACATTTATAGTCGTCTTTTTTGATGCAGGTCTATCATCCAGTTAGCCCATTCGTCCGTCCCATACCTCGGAATTTCGAACCATTCCTTTTCGCCCAAATGAGGCAAGAGTCGCATGATCCGCTCCAGCTCATTCCGGAACCTGAAAACATCCTCTTCCGTCAGCCTTACCGAATAATGCCTCTTGCATTCCTTTAATCCGGGGAAAGCTTGAAGCAGACTCATGATCTCGGTAAAAACGGGAGACTTGCCTTTGTCTATCCTTAACGTGATTCCGGACATTCCTTTTCCCTCTTCTCTAGTTGGTATGACAGTAGAGCATTTTCCTGCTCCAAGGCATTACACCGGCTAATAGCATCTTTGAGCTGTTTCCGGAGTGAGGCTATTATTTTGTCTTTATCTTCCATGTAATTATATTTTAAACTAAAAACTATGTTCGATAAACAGATTCAACAAATTAAAATTCGCAAAGCCGTATCTAATGCAATGCGACAAGTGAAAGAAGGCAAACAACCTCCTTTCGCAGGACTGTATCTCACAAAGAAACAGCTTGAAGAACTCAAACCATACGCAGATGAATATTATTTCAACTGCGTTTTGAAAGCCAGAGTTCCCAAAGCATCAAGTTCTATTTTATAATCAGTATATAGACGTTCTTTACCTATTATTATATCGACATTTCCATCTGAAATAGAATAATGAACGTCTATAACTTCCGCTATATGTGAAACGCCTTCAATATCAAAAACAAGCTTTTCTCCTATCCTTGGAAGCTGTTCCATACAAAGAGCATTCTTAGAAGGATTATACACTCGGTAAATTTTATCTTCTTTATCAAAACGAAGTACACTAACTATTTTCATAAATCTACAATTTATAATTCAATTACTACTACCTTGTGAAAGCATAAGCCTACAATATCACATCCGCAACCACATGCAGCTTCACAATCCATTGAAAACAGAACTAGCTTTTTATATTTTAGAATGACAAACATTTAATACTTATCACCATGATCAAAAAAATTATTTCCGTTTACATCCGATACAAATTAGTAAAGATGTTTTTGAAAGATACTTTACATACCGACTTCGACGACGATGCCATATTTATACAGAGCGTTGTAATCTTTATCTTGACTGGCAAATATCGATATGGAAATTTACAAGAATCTGATACTTAGCGACTATGAGCAACCCTGCGTATTTCAAATTCTTTGTTATCTATCGAAGGTAATATAACAGGTACTGAGAATTTAATAACAGTCTGATTATTATTACCTTCCTCTATTTTCTTGGACATTCCTATGTCTATGCCAACATGAGCCAGCACTGCGGATATAGAGCCTTTTCCGGAAACATCCGATTTTTCATTTTGCTCCTCTCCCAGTACAACTTGGAATTCAACCATTTGAACATAATGCACTTTACCTTCAATATTAGCCTTAGGTGTAATCATTTGAACATTTCTTGGACTTATAATCGCCCCTTTAACACCACATACATCTTGCGCCTCTTTCACCCCTTGCACAATGTCAAGTAGCGTATCCCGAACAAAATCTTTTAGTTCCATAATTAAAAATTTTCAATTATTACTTCCTTTTTAATTACAGCATCAAACCTACATTTTCGTTTAATTCACTACGTATGGAGCAAACCCTAAACCTGAGAACTAACTGAAAAAACTCACAACTATTTTTCTGAATCATATCTTAATAAAGATACTTCTTGTTCCAAAGCAGACTTCTGTTGACAGACCAATCTATAGTTTCCCTGAAGATTACGAAAATCGTTTTCTATTCTTCTATATTCAACTTTTGACTCACTTAGTTGTTTTTGCATTTCTATAAGTTCTTTATTAAGTCTATTCACTTCTTCTTCACATGAATAATTGCCAAAAGACATATTTTGCTCCAAATATCTCCAAAGAGAAGTGGGCATCATACCCCAATATCTTTCAAATCCAAGATCCAAGATAAAACAAGCAATATGCGCTTCCGAAAATTCATCTCGTGATAATCTTAAGTAAACTTCCTTAGGAGATAATATCGTACTTATAATACCACAATTATCAAAGCAAATATAACTATCATCAATTGCTCTTATGCGATCTTGTAAAAGCTTTTGATTATCAATATTATCATCGAACACAATCAATATTACATTCTTATTCATAGAGATATATTATTTGATAGTTGTTTTAATATGTTGATTCATATCATCTTTCAAATCCTCCCACTTGCCATCCCATCGAATTTCAACTGTAAATCTATATGGTTTACATGATACAGAATAGAGTAAATAATCAATAGTATAGATTGTGTAATTCGATTGGGAAGGATAAGCGATATCCTTTCCTGATATATTTAAAAAGCTATTAGATAATGTTCCTTCTCCATTTGGTGCTGAAACATCTTGATTTGGGGCAATACTAAATAATTGATGTATTCTATATCCCGAATTTGGAATTATAACTTTCTTCTGCTTTTTATCGTAATCCCAGTAAGCTTGTTCACATCCTTCAAAATGTATACAAGGTTTCATTTCTTCATCTATTTTCGATGCTATTCTTTCTAAAAACAATTCACATTTTTGAGCACATACATTTCCCTTATTATGAACTTCCAAATAATTATAATATTTACTTGATTTTTGACAAGACCTCTCTGCCAATATATCATCTGAATGAAGTTTAATATTAAATTTAGGATATGAAATATATTGCTTTATTTTTTCTCCAAACAAAGCAACAAAAACAGCAGAAGCAGTAGCTATTGTACCTAAAGTTGTAATAAAATAGTAATAATATTCACCAGATGAGATATTCTTACTCCAGTCTATGCTTGGAATAAATATTTTGTATGGAACAATATTTCCTAATACATAGAAAATAATGGCAATTAATATACAGCCAATTATATAAATCCATTTCATTACTATCTATTCTTTATTTCCAACACCCTATCCCCAAAAGCCAACTTTATCACATCCGCTTTCACATCACTATCTTCCAACTCCAATTGCAGTATAACTTTTGGGGTAGTTAAGCCTTTTTCGCCAGCAGATTGTTCCGGCACATATCGCTCTGGCCAAGTGAACAAGTCTGTTATTGAAACCCCCAAGCAACTTGCGATATTCTCAACTTCTGAGATTTTCAAATCGCGATTACCTTTCTTCATCACAGAAATTTGTGATTCATCAATCCCCATAGCATCAGCCAACGTTCGTTGTTTGATACCCTTTTGAGCCATTATCTTAAATATGTTATCTATTACATTCATATTTATGAAGTTACGCACAATATCCGCACAGCAACTTGTGAAAAATAAAAGTTTTTATTTAGATTTTCGCAAATTTTCTTGTATATTTCACAAGTTTACTCCATATTTGCACCTGTAATAATTAATAGTAGTTGCGAAAATATAAAGTACAGAACATATATAATAATGTAAGGAGGCAAAAATGGAAAAATTAAACCTACAAAGTCATGAGGAAGGCGCTCGTTCGTTCAGGGAGATTTATTTCTCCCTGGACAACACGCCGCCAAAGAAGGCTTTCATCCAAAAGATAGCCACCATTACCAAACGATCTGAATCGGCTGTCAGATGTTGGGTAGCGGGAGTCTACCAACCGGATGCGTTAGCCCAAGAAGTGATAGAAAGAGAACTTGGCATTCCTGCCAGTGAATTATTCCCAAAGGAGGATAAGGTATGCGCGCAATAGAATTCTATACCACCCCCTCCGGTGAAGTAACTATCAAAGAGCAGGGACAGCCGGAACGCCAACTGAAAGAGTCCGATACGGATTTCATTCAAAGTTTCCTTGAGATTTTGGAAGAGTTCTATCCGGAGGCTTATGCGGCACTCCGCAAGTATTACGCCCGCTACGACGGGAATAAATGCTACCGGGATTTCTTGGCTGTACGTAGGTTTATCAAATGCAACTTCGGGCTGTACGATAACATGATAGACGTGGATGAGAACTGGAATTTCAAATTCGAGTTTGTCGGCTGCCCTCTACGAGGAGAATGTGACGGGTTTAAGAAAATCTGTGAACCGAAGTTCAACAGCACATTATCAGACAGCCAGCTTCGGGTGATGGAGCTTTGCTACTATGGAAAGAAAGACGAAGAGATCGCGGAAACGCTTTTCATCTCGTCCCACACCGTAAAGAACCACCGGAAGAACGTTTTTCGGAAACTCTCGATACACTCCATGGCGGAGTTCATGCGATATGCGAACGAAAAGAATCTATTTAAGGGCGAATAATCATGCCAACCGAAAACACCTATCAAAGCATACCTTCTTTACGAAAGATCGAGATCGAATACCTTGCTTGGCAAATCACAAGGATGCAAGCGGGTATCCGGGAATTTATCGGGCAAAAGGAAGCGCACCTCCGTTTCGGGAGGCAGAACGTGGAAAGATGGGTCTCGGAAGGTAGGCTACAACGTTACAAGCGACCGGGCAAAATCGAGTACAGGCTGGAAAACCTGTATAAGTGCGCCATGGATCCATACGACTATTAAATGAATCATTAACATAGCAAGGCACCTTGGCAAGGCGTTGCAAAAGGAAGTTTACGATACCCATCCAACTCGCTATTTCACGGACGGTAAACCGCATTGCTAATAAATCATTGACGTATGAAAACAGATTACTGGAAACTCGCCCAAGCGGTGAGGTGGGGATTTTACATCCTTTTCGGAACGCTCGCCATACTTGGAATCGTGGCTATTTGCCTAGGACATTTTCTGCATATCATCACGACGTCCGGATGTGCGGCAATGGCTTACATGATAGCTAAACATTGGTAACTAACATTTAAAAACATAACATCATGTCGAATCTAATTCAGATCAAAGTAGCTGAGTTGAATCAGCTAAACCCGCTCATGATAGCGGAAGATAACAGGGTAGAACAAAAGTTCATCCAAATGTATAATGCGATCTGGGGTACCGCCCAAGGAGCGCAAATCTACGAGAAAGAGAAATTCAACTTCCGGAAGATATTACAAGACAAGCCGGAACTGCAAAGATGCACACCGTTATCCCTCTATGGATGCTTTTTGGATATAGCGGTCAACGGCCTGTCACTTGACCCAACAGGGCGGCCGCACTGTTATATTCTTCCCCGTAGCACGAAGACCGGTTATAAGGATAACAAC